GGCCCCAGGTGAACCGTCCCCATCCTGAAGTCACCGACATGGTTGACCTCCTATGCTAATCTGATTATCGCTGCTGTTGCGTTATTTGCAGGAAATTCTATTTTGAAAGTTCCGTTACTCGCTGTCTTGTCACCACCAAATGCTATGATTGCAACAGCATCAGTTGTGCTTGAACCACCATTAGTAGTTGTGTTGTATATCATTGCACCATTCGCTGTAAAAGAAGCTGAAGAATATGTAACATCAGTAAAGTCTGTAAATGCAGTTGTACTTGTTAGTCCAACTCCACTGTTAGTTAACGTTGCGCCTCCAGCTGTGTAAGCTGTTCCTGATGTATTTGTAATTTCTTCTGAAGTTGAATAATCAGTAGTAGATGCACCTAAAGAAGCATCACTATCGAAAAGTGCTAATTTAAAAGTGTGTCCACCTGAAGATTCAAAACTGTGTTTACCTTGTAAAAGTTCTTGTTTGAAACTTGAACATATTGCTGATGTTATTGCCATAATTTATTCTCCTACGGGTTTGCTGAGTTGATTGGTATACGAACAGCTCCATCAGTATAATCGTCTCTTCGTCTTCTTCCAATTTGCTCGCTAGCAAACTTTTGTACTTCTTGTTTATATTTATTTTCGTATAATGTCAACATATCCATAGGTCCTTTTAAGAACCCATATGCTTCTGATAAACAGCAATATAATAGACCATTTGGAAAATTCATACTAATATAATTAGTATCATTATTTTCTAAAAGATCAGGCATTTTATTGTAATGAACTCTAAATTTATATGTAGTGTTAGGTGTTGGAGAAAAAGCTATACGTCCTGATGTTGTATCAGATTCTCCTGTGCCTCCACCATACATCGCATAGTATTTAGGTCTACCTTGGGCCGCCGCTGTTCCAGTTACATCTTGATATTCTTGCAAGTATGTATAATCTTTTTTCTCTAACCAAACATTAGCTC